AAGATGTTTGGATATACAATAGTTCTACGGGTGGAGATATTTCAATACTTAACGACTTTGCAACGGGTCGCATTAAATTTGCAGCAGGTGCTTCAAGCACGGCTCAAATGACTTTATTCAGCACGGGTAATCTTGGCATCAACACCACCACAGACGCAGGCTTTAGACTTGACGTTAATGGTACTGCGCGAATCACGGGACTTGCATACCAAACGGGTTATTCATATTCGATTCAAAGATTACAATTTAACCAAGGTGTTACTACTACTAATGTTGGTTATATTAGCGGAATTAGTAACGGAGTGATTAGATTGACTAATGCTTCAGAAACAGATTTCACACGACTTCAATTTGGAGGTGGAACAACTTCCTACCCTTCATTGCAAAGAAGCGGTTCTGCACTTGCTATTATGGATGCAACGGGAACGTCTTTGAGTAATTTACTAATAGGAACTGCTACGGATGTGGCTTCGTCTAAACTTACAATTGAAAGCACGACTCAAGGCTTCCTTCCCCCACGAATGACAACAACACAAAAGAACGCTATTGCAACACCTGCAACGGGACTTCAAATATTCGACACCACTTTAAATCGTCCGTGTTTTTATGACGGCACAACTTGGATAACTTTATAAATAAAATATATGACAACAACACCAACAAACGGAGTAGCTATTGAACCCGTAGTCTACCCACTTAACGAAGGTACGGCAACACGAATGACCGTATTAGTATTGAACTTCGAAACAACTGCAACAACTTGCACGACTTACTACGAACTTTTAACCGATGAAGGTAAGTGCTTAAAGGCGGACAACTACACGCTAACACCTGAGCAGTTTGCAGCGTGGGGGCAAGACAACAACGTAGTGAATGAGTACGTAGCTGAGGCTATCGGAGTTACAATTATTTCGTAATTTAGCGAAAAAAAAGCTATGTTAACACTATCCGAAAAACAAGTAAAAGAACTAGAACAAGTAATTGCTGAAATGCCAACTAAGTTTGGCGTACTGGTTTTGAACATCCTAAACCAAAAGGCAGAAGTAGAACCAGAAGAAAATGGCGTACAAGAATAACGGAACATTTAACGTTCTTTATAAAACACGTAACAAGATCGCAAAGACCTTGCGCCGCATTATTGCCGAAGAAGCTTTAATAGACACGCAGGCGCTTTACGACTCTATTCGTATTAACGCAAAGATACCAGCGCTAGGCGAACTTGAAATTCAAATTGTGGCAATGTACTATTTCGGGTTTCTAAACAACGGAACTGTAAACATGTTACCATTTGACCTTTGCGCAAAGCTTACACAACGCCTAAACGCCGAAGGAATAACCGCAGAAATTTATTCACAATATACCGAATGGATGACAAAACGCTATCCTATTCTACAAGTAGCTAGAATTTTAGGCGACAAGAAAAGCATTATTTACACGTTCGAGCCTATCGGTGGAGACTTTAACGCGGCGTTAGCTTTTAGGGGTTTCAAGTAAGCCCATTTCTTTACGCATTGCAAGCATATTAAAAACGAGAATTAAGGGCAGTTCACCGACTGCCTTTATTTTTGTAAAGTCACCTTCGCATAAATCGTAAATTAAACTTTCCCAGCCCCACTTGCGGGCTTTTTTGTTGTCTTCTTGGGCCTTTAGTTCGTCTTTGTATTCTTCGATAGTGTCAAAGTCTTTGGGGTTAATCGGTTCTTCGTCGTTTATGTCGTCGGAATTAAACAAAGCCGCGTACTTTTGCATGAAATTTTCCCGAAATTTAAGGTACTCGTTTAAGATCCCATAGACTTTTGTTATTTCTACTTCGTCGAATTGTTCATGGCGTTCAAAAGGGCTAAAAATGTAGGGTTCAAAGTGTACGTTTTCCCATTCGTCTAGCCGAGTACGCCGCCAAAACACGGAAACAATATGCGAAATGTGTACTAAGTAGTCGTTTTGTAGGAAATATTCGAGGTCTATAAATTCGTCTAGCGTTAGTTTCTTGAATGGTTGTAGGGTGTAGAAGTAACCACCCACAAATAGTTCGTTAGATAGCCCCTTTTTAGGCTCATTCAGCACCCATTTAACCGACTTGAAAAGCTCGGCAATTTCCTCTAGCGTTAGTTCTTCTATTTCATCCGTGCTTACATCCGCTAAAATAGCCAATGTTTCTAGCTGAATGTTAAAGAACCCGCCCGCATCTTTAAGCGCGCGGAGTTCCTTAAACTGGTATATCTTAACGTCGTTCCAACTATGCGGTAGGTTCATTAAGGCTCTGGACTTGTTTGTTAATTGTTTCAGCTACGGCAACTAGGTAAGGCACGGCAACCTCGGCGGGTAATTCACGTATAATTTTTGCCTTAAACTTTACATGAGCGTCTGTATAGTGTTCGTTTTTACTTAGGTCTGTACGTTTGAACAATACCGCTAGCACTTCGGAAATGTAACCTTTGTGTTTGTTGTTTAAAATCTTTTCGATTAGCTTAGTTTCTTTGGCGCTTAGTTTCCATTCTTCGTCGTAGGCTTGGTAGGTGTAGCCGTCCGCTTCAAAGCGTTTTAACAAGATGCCTTCGGGTGCTTTTGCCGTGTTGAAAAGACGAATGTACTCCTTAAAAACTTCAAAGTCTACGTCTTCTATTTCTTCGGGTGCGCCCATGTACTTAAAAACCTCTAAGTGCTTTTCAACGTGGTCAAGCTTTTCGTTAGCGTGAATTTCTGTAATGTCTTCGAATTGCTGGATAGTCAACTCGTTTAATTCGTTAGGAATTTCTTTGTTTAATATAGTAACCATAGTAATAAATTTTTGAACAAATATAGGCTTTTTTTAATATCGTTATGGTTAACGACTTACCCGTTTACAAAATTACAATAGACCCCGAGTATAGCGACGGCGAAGATTTAGGCATTGAACAAATTGCCTTTACTTCGAACCCCGCTATTAAAGTAAAGGGCCTAGCATTTTCAAACGTGGCAAAACATTTCTTTGCTGACGAACTAAAATACCGCGTTACTGCGCCTGCCATGATCCCAATGGAAATTTACAGACGCGACGAAGAAGAATACTACGTAACATTTGACGAGGAAACAATCGAACAAATACACGTAAAGTTTATGCGAGACTTGCAAAACCGCAACGTTTTCAATTTAGAGCATGACCAAAACAAAGGCGTTCCCGCTTACATTCTTGAAGCGTGGATAGTCGAAAACCCAACCCAAGATAAAGCATATACAACCTATGGCATCGAAGTACCTAAAGGAACTTTAATGTTAACGGCGCAAGTTACCGACGTAGACTATTACAATACGCTAGTAAAAAACGAACAAGTAGGTTTTTCAATAGAAGGCTTTTTGGGAATGAAATTAAGTAAACACTTAAAACAAAATAATATGAATTTCCCAGACGGAGAACACCTTTTAGAAGGCAAAATCTACGTGGTTAAAGACGGCCAAGTAGTAGAAGTAAAAGAAGTACCAGTTGTCGAAGAAGAAATGGCCGAAGTAACCGAAGAAGTTACCGAAGAAGTAGCCATGGAAGACACAAGCGTAACCGAAGAAGAAGTAGTAGAAGAAGAAGTTGCCGAAACTGAAATGGCAGTTGACCCAGCTACGGACGCCGAAGCAATCAAAGCGGTTGTTATGCCTATCATCGAAGAACAAGTAAACGCAGTAATCGGAATGATTGCAGACTTAAAAAACCAAATCGAAGAAATGGGCGTAATTCGCGAAGAAGAAGAAATTGAAATGGCTAAAGACACAAAAATGTCTAGCGTATTTGACAAGTTCAAAGCTTTCCGCGCATCAAACAAGTAAACAAATAAAAACAAAATAAAAACCAACAAAAATGAGAAATCTTAAATTTGACTTGGACGTAGACACAAACGCGTTGTTATGTCCTAACCCAGATGAATTCTATTCAAAAGCTTATTTGACTGAAGACATCGCAGACAACTACCGCACATTGCCTGGTATTAAGTCAGCAACGAAACTTGCAAACGTTACTTTCGGTAACTTACTTGCGCCAAGTTCTTGTAACTTTACCGCTCCAACTGACAACCTCGACGCTATCGATATTACGGTATGTCCGTTATCGGCCCTCGCGCAAATTTGTCAATTTGACCTAGAGCAGTCTTTCTTGGCTTTGCAAATGTCGCAAGGTTCAAACGGCGACTTCACAGTAGCTTCTTTCATGTCTTACTATTGGAATGAAATGGCTGGCCGTATCGGTAACGACTTAGAGCTTATCCGTTGGCAAGGTGACACCACAAGCGAAGATGCAGTTTTGTCTTTGTGCGATGGTTACATTAAACAACTTTGTGCTAACGAAGCGGTAATCGGTCTTTATACTGACGCTATCACATCTTCAAACGTATTGGCTCGCATGACTGCGGTTCTTCAAGCTTCACCTGCTGCCGTACAATCTAAGCGTGCTGACCTTCGTTTGTTCGTTTCTAGCGACGTTTTCGTTAACTACCAAATTGCTGCTGCATCTGGTAACACTTTGACATACGTTACTGCACCTTTAGCACCTACTTTCTTAGGTATCAAAATTGTTCTTGCAGAAGGTATGCCAGTTAACACAATGGTTCTTGCGTTGAAAACAGATCTTATATACGCCTTTGACTCTGAAGGAGACTCTAAAGCATTGAAAGCGGTTAACTTGTCTGACTCAGTTGCTGAGCCGTACATCCGTACACGTGCTAACTTGAAAGCTGGTTTTGCTTTTACAAACCCAGACCAAATTGTAATGTACAACGTTTGTTTCGACTAGTCGTTAACTACAATTTAAAATGATACGGGGCGGCCATAATACGCCGCCCTTTTTTATAACTACTTAAAAATCAAAGACATGGCTTGTGCAACTCTCGAGGAGATCCTGAAGGACTGCCTCAACAACTCAGGGGGAATTTATACTCTCTTAATTAACCAACAAGATAACATCACTGGTATTACCACCGACGAAACTGGTACGAACTGGGAAGTTACTGCAATTACAAAAACTGCCCCTTACATTCCGTTAGAGTTCAAACGTAATACTGGTAGCTTTACCGAAGACGGAACTATCGACTTAATCAATGGTTCGTCTTACGTTACTCAAACTATTAACTTAATGTTTCACCGTCGCGATCAAGAGAAAAGCCGCGCTATCAAAGTTTTGGCAGCGGGTCAACAATACTTGAACGCAGTTGTAGGTGACGCTAACGGCAACTATTGGTATTTCCCATACTTGCAAGTTACTGCATACGGCGAAGGTTCGGGCGCAGTTCGTGCAGATGGTTCGAAATATTCACTTACGCTTGTAGCGGAAAACGAAACATTGGCCTACGCAGTAGATCCAGCTATCGTTGCTGGCCTCGTTTAATTAGGTCCTTTTATTCGGAATACACTAGCCCCCTTTATAGGGGGTTTTGTGTTTTTGAACGTTAAGGTTTTGAACTTTAATATAGTTATGATTTACATAGACAAAGGGGAAATAAACACGTTTGCGCTAACTCTAAGCGAGGTAACGACGTTAGTTAACCCCTACTATTTGTTCGTGTTTGAGGGTGAATATAACACCGCCGTAGAGCCTATTTTTTGGGTAGGTACAGACACTAGCAACTGGCCCGTACGTTACAACCTTTTTACTTTAGAAGAAGGCGTAGACGTTACACTAATCAAAGGCCAATATAAATATAGCGTGTTCGAAAGTGACACGCCTATAATAGTAGACGAAAACACGAATACAGACGAATTAAATTTAATAGAAGAAGGCCGCATGGTTGTTGCTGGCGTTGCCGTTTCTTCGATATACGACTAAACAATGGGAATTTTCGATAGATTCAAACAACCTAAAACCGAAGTAATAGAGGGCTACCAGTCCTTTAGTACGCCTTTTGGTAAAATTGGCGGTGGCAACCTTACTTTGCCTTACGTAAACGGACGCTACCAGGTGGCTGGCTACGTGCCATTCGGGCAGGATAACCTTTTCCCCGAAACGCTTAACCAACTTTACTACATGTCGCCTTTACACGGGGCAATTGTAGACTTTAAAGTTAACGCTGCTATCGGTGCGGGTTACGAATTAAAAACGGACAAGCTTACACCCGACGAAAAGCTAGCGCTTTACACTTGGGAAAAGAAAATGAAGCTTTCAAAGTCTGTAAAAGCCGTGACTAAACAGCTAGTAATGCACCACCGCGTGTACTTTAAGTTGTATTTTGACGAAAAAGGAAAGGTTAAAAGCATCGAAAACGTAAGCCCCGAAAAGGTCCGTATCAATAACCGCAAAGACCGCTACTATTTGTGCGACGACTGGTCGTCTAGAATTGACGTAGAAGAAATCAAACCATTTCACCCGCTTTGTGCTGACAAATGCCAGCTTTGGGCGTACGAATTACCTAGTATCGGGCAGGACTATTACCCACTTCCGCAGTATTCTAGCGCGTTAAACTTCGCTTTCCTTTCAGGTGAGCTTTCATATTTCGCAAAGTCGAACATTCAGAACTCTATTTTCCCGTCTTTTGCTATGCTTTTCCCTAAACGCCCACAAAGCGAAGAAGAAAAGAAGGTATTACGCGACACTATTGACCGAATGAAAGGCGCGGCCAACGCTGGTAAGGGTGTGGCGTTCTTTGCAAATAGTCAGGACCAATTACCAAAAATTGAAAGCATCCCAGTTAACCAAAACGACAAATTGTTTCAAGAGGCTAGTGCTTTAAACACGGAACAAATTTGCTTTGCCCATACAATCGACCCTATCTTAATGGGCGTGCGCACAACTGGATCGCTAGGCGGTGGCGCGGACATTAAACAAGCCTACGTAATATTTGAAAAAAACGTGGTTATTCCGTTACGCGAACAAGTAACCGAAATATTCCAAGAACTATTGAACGTTTCAAGAATTAGCGCGGCGTTTTCTATTAAGAATTTCCAGATTATTAACGAAACAATTGTAGAAGTTGAGGGCGACGCTAGCAAAACGCAGGACGCGCTTAACGCAATGTCTCCGTTAGTAGCTACGAAAGTCCTAGATACAATGACACCTAACGAAGTTCGAGCGCTTGCAAGCTTACCACCCGTAGAAGGTGGCGACGTAGTAGCACAACCAGAACCAGCCCAAACCTTTAAGAAATGATTTACTTCATAACCGAAAACTACCTAAAGACGAACACGCCAATAACGGCGAACGTAGACGTTACAGACGTAACCCCGTACATTAAAACGCAGTCCGACCTAAGAGTACAACCTATTTTGGGTTCGGTGTTTTACAACTACCTACTAGACGCCTACAATAACCAAACGTTAACCAACGACGAAGAAGACCTAGTGGCTTTCATTCAGCCCGTGGTAGCGTGGCGTTCGGCCGAAGATGCAGTTTTCGGGCTATCTTACCAACTTAAAAACAAAGGTATTCAAACACAAAACGGCGACTACTCAAATAGTGTAAGCCGTGCCGAGGTTGCCTTTTCTATGGAGCATTATGCACAAAAAGCATCTTTCTTTGAAGCCCGTTTGTCTAGATGGTTACTTGCAAATAAAAATTTGTTTCCGTTATTCACTAGCTTACAAAACCGCGACACAGACTTACGCCCAATGATTGACGCGTGTGATTGCGTAGGTACGTGTTTTGGACGTTGTGGGCAGCGTTACAACGACAACGGTTATAATAACGCTATAATGGTGTTTTAATGACAACGAAACTACAAATATTTGCCTTTGCCGTGTTGTCGGTTTTAGCACCCGTTACACCGCTTGTTTTGGTAGCTATCCTTTCGATAGTTCTAGATACCGCCTTCGGTATTTGGCGCAGCGTTAAAAAGGGCGGTTGGGTTTCTATAAGATCGCGACGCCTAAGCCATACAATTAGCAAAAGCCTACTATATTCTGGCGCTATTGTGTTTATTTTCCTACTAGAAAAATTTGTAGTAGCCGACATTCTAGGCCAATTTATTGCCATTGATTTAGTGTTAACAAAAATGTTTACTTTCTTTTGCGTAGTGACTGAGGTTAAAAGCATAAACGAAAGCTATTTTAGTGTTACGGGCGTGAATGTTTGGGATAAATTTAAAGCCTTTGTTTTACGTAGCAAAGAACAACTAGAAGACTTAAAGTAACCCCACGCGACTGGTTGCCATAGGTGAACACCGCGAACCCCCCGATGATACTGTCGTCGGGGTTATTTACTTAATTCAGCTGAAAAACACTTAATCTATGCTAACAACTGCACAAACCCTAGCAAAATACGGAACGCCAAACGAACGCGGAACGTACCTAACTACTATTAATTTGCCTTACCCTATGCGCATTGCATGGGACATAAACACCAAAGTCACAAAGATGCGTTGCCATAAGGACGTAGCTAAGGCCTTTTTAAGCGTGTTTAACGAACTTTTAGCAGTCTATGGGTACGAACGTATAGTAGAACTAGGTATAGACCTATATGGGGGTTGTTTCAACTTTCGCAAAATGCGCGGCGGTACGTCATGGTCAAAGCACGCGTGGGGTATTGCCATAGATTTAGACCCCGCACGTAACACGCTAAAGGAAACTTCTAAAACTGCACGCTTTGCACGCCCAGAATACAAACAAATGCTAGACATTTTCGAAAAACACGGGTTCTTGTCTTTAGGTAGGGCCAAGAATTACGACTGGATGCACTTCGAAATATCAGCTTAAAACCTTATAAAATGAAAAAACTTTCAATCTATACCCTGATTTTGTCGCTAATATTGGCGATTTTTGCGACAGGATGCTCCGCTAACTATCACATTCGTAGAGCAATGAAGAAAGGATTTAGCGTAGGGGAGTCCGCTGATACAATCCGTATTTCTACGATAGACTCAATTCCTTACGTTTTAAGAGACTCAATTTATTGGGAAAAGGTAATAGTCCAAAAAGATACAATAGTGCGTTACAAGCGTTCTTTCGTGCCTAAAACGCGACTAGAAACACGAATAGAATACAGACTAAAGCGCGACACAATAAAAATGCTAGAAAAAGTAGAGGTCGTTAAGTGGAAAACCGAACGCAATAAAAAAACAAAAGCTAACTTGTGGCTATTTATTATAGGGTTTGGCATGGGCTTTCTTGCAAACTGGTTACTTAAATTTTCTAAAACCGTTTTATGAGTAAATTTAGACCTAGAATAACACGCGAAGAATTTGACGTAGTGGCGCAGTATAGAGCCATAAAAAACAAAGCTAACGAACTAGGACTAGATGACAAAGACGTAAAGCACGGGTGGTTAAAAACAAACGACGCTAGTTTATTCTTTAGAAACCCGTCTTTTGGTAGCGACTTCGACATTAAAAATATAGACTTTCAGGCCCTAATTAAAGACGCGCCCAAGTTAATTGTAGAACCTACAAAAAAACGAACGCACAAGGGCCTATTTGACAAGCTAGTATTTACAGACGTACACATAGGAATGGACGCAGGCGACAAAGGGCGCAGCATGTACGGAACAGAATGGAACGAAAACATACTATTCGACCGCTTAGAGCAAATGATAAGCTACACGCTAGAAAAACAAAATAGCGACACGCTTTACATTCTGGATCTCGGCGACTACCTAGACGGGTTTAACGCTCAAACGACTAGAGGCGGCCACGCGTTACCGCAAAACATGAGCAACCAAAAAGCTTTCGACGTTGGGTTTCAGTTTAAGACCTTGTTACTGCAATACCTTGCGCCGTTCTACAAAACTATTCACGTTCGTAACATTTGCAACGACAACCATAGCGGCGACTTTGCGTACTTTGTTAACCAGTCTTTCAAAACATACGTCGAACGCGACTTAAAACACGTGAAGGTAACCAACCAAACGGCGTTTATAGACTACGAACTAGTTGGTAACTATTGTTTTATTACAACGCATGGAAAAGACACGCACAATTTAAAGCATGGTTTTAAGCCTAAGATTGATCCTGCGCAGATTAACAAAATACTCGGCTACTTAAACACGAAGCAACTTGTAAACAAAGGCCTAGATATTACGTTTGAAAAAGGCGATAGCCACCTATACTTGTTCGATAGCTCTAGTTCGGACGTTTTCAAGTATTATAATTACCCCGCTTTTAGCCCGTCTAGCAACTGGGTAGCTACAAACTTTCAACTTGGGAAGTCGGGCTTTGTACATTTTAACTACGACGAACACCGAAAAAGCATAAACGAATACTTTTTTACGTAACTTTACACGTTTCATAATTGTTCTAGGCCACCTTTCGGGGTGGCTTTTTTGTTTTGTTACCCTTACTTTATTACAAATGGGGCATTAATTACCCCTTATTCTGTTACAAAAGGTAAAATTTCTAAAAATATTTTGCGTCTGTAACCCACGTAAATACTAGCATCTTAAAAATAATGTTAAAAAAATGCAACTTTTTTTTGTTAATAACGAATTAGTGTATATATTTGCATATACAAAAACCACAACGTTATGAAAACAACACTAAACTACAAAGGCTTTCAAATTGAAGAAACAATGCAAGAAGGCGGCGCTACTACGGCAGTAGCTTATTTAAACGGACAAGTTATGTTTGGTACATTTAGCCATTTAGACACGCTTACCGCTTACGAAAAAATGATAACAAAAATTAACAACTACTTAAATAAATAAGCCATGAGCAAAGAACAAATTTTAGACCTTATCAGAAGCCAAGAGGCTGAGATGTATCAAGACCTTCTCTACATGCGTCAGCGCTTTGGTGCTGATGACAAGGCAACACGCTACGCAGCGGCGCAATGGGCTGCAATTAATAACCTATTAGATACAATACAAGATGAAGAAAATCTTTAACGAATACCGCGCATTTAACAAAGACGAAAAAGACCTAGCGCATAGCATCCTAGTAGGCCTAGTTTTGTTTATTGGTTTCTTTTGGTTGGTAAGTACAAACACCCCACCACGTTTAGACCACGCGACAACAGACCCGCAAACGTACAAGCAAAACACGTACGAACTAAAGACGAGTTACACAAAGTACATGAACCACGTTTACAACGACAAATTCAAATAAGATGATAGCACCAGAAATTAAAGACTTTGAGGTTTACAAAGCTAGCGGTAAGAACCTAGTTTACTTAATGGTAACCCTTTGGGATGAGGGCGACACAAAAACTAACGGAGAAATACTAGCCGAATACGAAATAGAAATTTACGACGCTTACTCAAATTATAAAATAACTAAAAAAACATACCATGAAACGCTTACTATCAAACAAACCCGTGACTGCGACGACCGCATTGCTGAACTTTACGAAGACAACTATTTCGAAGACGACTATGTCAGCGAATACAACGAAGACGACTTCACCCCTGACTGGCCCATTTAACCGATACCAAATAAACCGCTTTTGGACAAACTTTAACGAGGGTCTTTATAACCGAATTTGTGAAATTAAAATGCAAGAACTATGAAAACACCACTAGAATGGTTTTTAACTGAATTTCAAAAACAAGTTTGGTTTGAACCTAACTCAGAACTTGACATTTGGATAAAAGATTTAATACCAAAAGCCAAAGAAAAAGAAACCGAACTTTTGCTACACGTTATAAAGTGCTATCATAACAATTTGTTTTTTGTGCCACTTAACGAAAACGGCGAAGCTCAAGCAATACTAGAATTAATTTTAAGCGGTCAAATAAAATCAAAATTAGACATATGAAATACTACTGGAAAATGCTCGACGGCGAAATAATAGACGTAGACCAAATGAGCGAAACGCATTTAAGAAACGCGCTTAAAATGGTGTTACGCAATAGCCAACGGAAAGTAGCTATAAGAAAACCGATAGGCAATATTGAAGCCAATTTCTTTGAGGCTCAAAATAACGAATACTTAGAAGACGAATTTATAAACCAATTTTACGGAGCATGAAATACCTACTTACCTACTACGTCGGCGCAAAAGCCGTGCAAAGCTGGCGGTTCTACTCTAAGGCTATGGCATACGCTGCAAAGTCCGAACTACTATTTACGGAAAATTACAACCTTGGGAAATTCAAAATAACGGAAATATGAAAAACAAAATAGCACTTATTCACGAACTTATAGCAGCCTACGACTTAACAAACAAGTGTAGAGATCGCGGCCTAATTTACAAACGCGCGTACCTATACAATGAACTACGAACTAGCGGCTTTAGCCTTTCGCAAATTGGCGAAATATTCGGTAAGCACCACGCTACTATAATTCACGGCCTACGAACACACGAAAACTTAATGGGTTACAACGACGAAGACTACAAATTGGAAACTATACAACTCAAACAACAACTAGAGGGTAGCGTATTAATATTCCCAGAAGAAAGCACGGCTAAAAAACGAGACTTAAAAACAGACATTATAGAGGCTAAGACTATCCGAGACTTCAAACGTATTCGACGACGTGTAAAGCTAGGTGTTTACGAAAAACTTTTAGCCGAAAGCAACTTAATTAAAAGTTAATTTTTACTACAAAGCAACCGAAATCAAAATTTTACGTTATCTTTGTGTGTCCAGTGGTGCGGACTTGTAAAACATTATTTAAAGCCTCGGCCTAGTAGGGAAGCACCACCCCGAAAAGTCGAGGTTTTGTTTTTTATGAAAAAATGTAAAGAATGTGGAATAGTAAAAGATCTTACTGAATTCCATAAAAACCCCAAAGCACATGATGGGGTTAGAACTAAATGTAAGACATGTGTTTGCCATCGGCAATCTACTTACAGAAAAAATAATCAAGAAAAAATTAGTGCTTACTCGCGTAGCTGGTTAGAAAAAAATCCAGAATATGGTAAAATTTATTATTTAAAAAAATATGTGAAAAAAAATAAAATTGCTTTAACAGAAGAAGAACTAAAGCGAAGAAAAAAACACCATGATTTAAATTATAAGGAAAAATATCCAGAGAAACATAAAGCTAAAATGGCTGTAAATTTTGTTAAAGTTGAAAAAGGAATTCACAAGCATCATTGGAGTTATAATAAAATAGACTATAAAAATGTCATTCTTTTACAAGAAAAAACGCATTTAACTTTACACAAGCATTTGAAATATTGTAAGGAAACATTTTATTATAAAAATACAAATGGTGAATTATTGAATACTAGAGAAAAGCATTTGGCTTATATACAACAATTATTAAAAAATAATAAGTTATGAGCGGTTGGATTAAATTACACAAAACACTTAAAGACTGGGAATGGTACGACGACCACAACGCAACGCGTTTGCTAGTTCACTTACTTTTATCGGTAAACTACGAAGACAAGGAGTGGAAAGGGCAAACAATAAAAGCGGGTTCATGCGTTACTAGTTGGGAAAACTTAGCCAAAGAAATAGGCCTTTCGGTCAAGCAAACACGCACCGCAATGGCCAAGCTTGAAGCCTCTAAAGAAGTGGCACGCCACACGACAAACAAATGGCAAGCTGTAAGCCTTGTAAAATGGTCTAAGTTGCAAGTTGAATGTGCTAATGAGGGCAAACAACAAGGCACACAAAGGGCAACAACTAAAGAATATAAAGAAATAAAGAATATATTTACGCGCCCAAGTGTTGAAGAAATTAAATCCTACTGCCAAGAAAAAAGCTTACAATTAGACGCCCAAAGCTTTATAGATTATTACGATAGTAACGGGTGGAAAGTAGGTAAAAACCAAATGAAAGACTGGAAAGCTACGGTAAGACGTTGGGCAAAGCCAAAAGAACAAGTAGAAATGATACACGACCCGCTTTACGAACAAGCTAAAAAACTAGGTTATGTTAAGTAAAGGAATACACCTAGAAAAGCTTTTCGACTATAAGAACGGAAAAATAAAACAAGGGCTAGGCATAGGCACAAAGCTAGACGAATACTTAAGATACAAGCCTAGACAACTGAATATTATTTTAGGCCATGACAACGTCGGTAAGACTTATTGGATCAATTGGTATTTTCTTACCCTTGCACTTAAACACGAATTAAAGTTTGTTATGTGGTCTGGTGAAAACCAATACTGGCAAGTTCTTCGCGACATGGTACAAATTTACGCTGGCAAACCATTTAAGCAATTAAGCGAACGCCAAATAGCGAGATACACGGCTTACCTAGAGCAATACTTCGAATTTATAGACAACTCAAAGCTTTACAAACCTAGCGAACTTTTCGAACTATTCCGTAAGTCGGACGCCGACGCTTGTTTAATTGACCCCTATACGGGCTTAGACCGCCAAATGGGCTACGAGGGTAACTATAAGTTTTTGAACGACGCCCGCCAATTTTGCAACGAAACTGGAAAGACTTTGTATATAAACACCCACCCGAATACGGAAAGCGGACGTAGTGGCAACATTTACCCAGATAACCATATGTGGAAAGGCCACCTTAAACCGCCAATGAAAGACCATATAGAGGGTGGTAAGGCGTTCTTAAACCGCTGCGACGACATGATAGTAGTACATAGGCTAGTAAAACACGAAACAATGAAATACGTAACGCTAGTAACAACTGAAAAGATTAAAGACCAAGAAACGGGCGGGGCTATTACGGGCTTTGATGAATTTATTTTTTGTGAATTTAACCACGGCTTAGGCTTTGTGATTGAAAACAAAGACGCTCTTAAAGAAATGCGACCACGCGAACAACAAACCAAACTGCAAACAAACGAAATACTAACAACCAGCGAAAAGCTTAGACGCCTCGCTAACGAAACACCTTTTTAAACATGGAACTAGGACTTGAAATTATCAAAACACGGGCTAACCTTTGGGCAATTCAGTATAGAATAAAAACAGCACGCGAACAAATACTAAAAACACGCCCAAAAGCAACAGACTACATACAAGGCGCTGAGAAAAGCGAACAAGAACTACTAGAGGCGGTTTCGTTTTTCACTAGACTACACGAACATGCGGTATCTTTAAGCCGTGAAAACACAATACTAGCTAGTCGTAACATAGAACTAGCCAGACGCATCAAAGAATTAGAAACGGAACTACAAACAAGTAATTTTTAAGACATGAAGTTATTAGAGCTTCACGCTGGCAGTAGATCAGTAGGTAAAGTCGCCGAAAGTTTAGGTCTTAAAGTCTTTTCGGTTGACTGGACGGACTACGAAAACATAAACCTAGTAATAGACATAGAGCAATTAAAACCCGAACACGTGCCATTTATTCCAGACGTTATTTGGACTAGCCCAGATTGCACCACTTATTCAATAGCAGCAATAAGCCACCACCGAAACGGAACGCAACCAGTAAGCGAATACGCTAAAAAGTGCGACGCGGTAAATTTTCACCAAATAGAACTAATAAATTACTACCTAAAGCTAAACCCTAACTTAAAATTCTTTATTGAAAACCCCCGCGGCATGATGCGAAAAATGCCTTTTGTAAAGGGTATAGATAGAGCAACTATTTGGTATTGCCGTTACGGCGACGACCGCGCAAAGCCGACCGACATATTTACAAACCATTTGTATAGTGTTTTCAATCCTAACGGGTGGCTACCAAAACACGAATGTTTTAACGGCAACCAGCATTGTCACCACCAAAGAGCGCCTAGAGGATCCAAAACGGGAACGCAAGGCCGTGCGGGTAGTTATGAGCGTTCTGTAATTCCTAACGCTTTAGTTTATGAAATTTTATATAGTTGTAAAGATGCCACGTTGTAAAAATTGCAAAAACAAGTTCGAGCCGATCCGTTTTAACCATAAATTTTGCCTAAAAGACGAATGTGTTAGGGCGTTTGTAGAAGAAACCAAAGCGGCCGCGTGGAAAAACACGAAAAAGAAATGGACAACCGAACTAAAGACAACCAGCGACTGGCTAAAAGACGCGCAAAAAGTATTCAATACCTACATAAGAACTAGAGACGAAGGTAAGCCGTGCATAAGCTGCAACCAACCGCCAAAGAAAAAGAACGCGGGCCACTATTACAGCCAAGGCGGACACTCAAACGTGCGGTTTGACGAAGACAACGTGCATTTGCAGTGCGAACATTGCAACACTTTTCTATCTGGCAACCTTCTAAACTACCAAATAGGCATAGAACAACGCATAGGCGCCGATAAATTGATTGAATTACAAGGACGCGCACACCTCGAAAAGCGTTGGGACGTCGAAGAACTTAAAGAATTGATAAAAATTTACAAGAAAAAAACGAATGAATTGAAATAAAGTATATATTTGCATATAGTTAACACTTAAAAACAACAAGTTATGAAACATTTATTTAAAGCGCTTGCGGCTTTTCAGCAAGAAGTACCAGTAATCCACAAAGGAACGCAAGGGTTTGGCTATTCTTATAGCGACTTACCCGCAATCTTTAAAGTAATTAACCCGCTACTAGCAAAACACGGTCTAGGCTTTACCCAAAACCTACACACCAAAGACGGCGCCAACTACATTTCTACTATTATTTTCCACGTAGAAACGGGCGAAAACATGGAAAGCATGGTTTCAATTCCTAGCGTTAGCCTTAAAGGCCAAAACGACTACCAAGCCTTCGGCAGCGGCGTGACCTACTACCGTCGTTATGCCATCTCGGCCGCCCTTGCACTTGTGACGGATAAAGACACAGACGCAAGTGGTGAACAAGTTAAAAACGAAATCAAAAAGAAAACACTTGACGCAAAACGTTTTCAAGCCGCAGTAGTTGCAATACAAAAAGGTGAGTTTAATCGTGAAAAACTTGAAAGCCTTTACGAATTAACCGAAGGTCAAACCGATATGTTAAACGCGCTATGAAGACTTTTAAAATTAGATGTTCTGCCATAGGTAAAATAATGACTAACCCCCGCACTAAGGGGGAGTTATTAAGCCAAACCGCAAAGACGTACATAGAAGAAGAAGTGTTGCGTGCGAAATACGGCATTATTAAGACGTTTTCAAGCCGTTACACCGACAAAGGTAACCTAGTAGAAGACGAAGCCATAGAAATGGCCGCAAACGCGCTAGAATTAGGTTTCTTATATAAGAACCACGAACACTTTGAAAACGACTTCTTGACTGGGACACCAGACGTAAACACGAACGACATACTTTTAGACGTAAAAAGTTCTTGGGACGCTACTACCTTTCCGTTTTTTGCTACGGAAATACCGACTAAAGACTACTACTACCAATTGCAAGGCTACATGGAATTGACGGGTAAGACCGAAGCTTTGCTAGTTTACTGCCTAGTCAACACACCCGCCGACATGATTGAAGACGAAGTGCGCCGCGCACACTGGAACGCTAGACTTATGGACGAAAGCCAAGAACTACGCGACGAGGTGTTAAAGCGCCATTCGTTTGACCATATACCCGACAACCGCCGTGTGAAGTTCTACAAAATAGAAAAAGACGAACAAGTAATAGCCGAAATCAAAGAGCGCGTCGAACTATGCCGCGAGTATTTTAACACCCTATACAATTTTTTATGAAACAAGAAGTAGAAGACCAGATAGTAAAAAGCGTGCTAGCTAAGTACGTCGAACGCTCAAACACGGGGCTAAAGAAATACGGAACGCCGCTAACACGAAACGACCTAACGCTAGATCAATGGATAACCCACCTACAAGAAGAACTAATGGACGCCACTTTATACCTAGAGCGCATCAAAAAAGACATAGCGCTAGTAGAGGTCGAAGCGTTTAGCAATGGTTACCGCGAAGCTTTAGGAAATTACCGCGAAACGTTACTAACAAAAAAAGGCTGCGCGTGCTATGGCAGCAACGAAATACACGAATGTAATTGTAAATAAACACGAACTAAATAAATCAGAATAAGATGAAAGTAACAATAGAGCTGCACAACGAAGAAGACGCCCTAGACGCTTTGAACGGTACTAAGTGGAAACTGGCAATGTTTGAACTTGATCAAGAACTGCGAGGCATAGTTAAACACGGGTATATCGGAAACCGCGAGGCAACCGACTGCGAAATGGAAGTGTACGACAAATGCCGCGAATTGTTACGCGAAAAAATGAACGACTATAATTTAATTTTTGACTAATGAAACACAACCTAGAAAATTACAAGGCCACAATAGACGCAATGGCCGAAAAGAAAACCTTTAGACTGGCGGAATTTCACCCGCGACGCTTCGACTTGTTTTACGTGCTGAAAAAATACAACTACATTCAGCAAATAGACTACGGGGTTTATGAATGGGCGGGTAAAAAGCCAAACATTCGAACGGCTAAACGTGTGGCCTTACTAACTCAAGAATACCGCCGTACGTGGACAAGTTCACAAAACAAAGAACAAACTAGCCTAGAGCTAAAAACGGAGCGCAAAACGCCAAAAACAAACCCAAAACAAATAAACAAAGAAAAAGCGGGCGCAATTGCTACAATGATCCTAGTAGGCGTTGTTGTATTGGCTACTATCATTAACTTTATTATTTACTTAAAGAACTAAAAACATGAAAACACAAGCACAATTTTACAACAACGAAACGGCTATGGAATACTGGGAGCAGTATTTTACAACACAAACACCAACTGCAATAACAATAGAGCAATTAAACGAAATAAAACGCATTTTAGACGACTTGACGCACTTGTTAAGTGAAGGCTATAAAGTAGACGTGCAACTACAAACAGTATAATAATAAAAAACAACTAAAAACATGGAAACAAAGAACAACGCGGGTGCAATTTTCAAAAACAACTACAAGAAATCGGAAAGCCACCCAGACTACAAAGGAAAATGCGTAGTAAACGGTAAAGAAATGGAGATTGCGTTATGGGTAAAGGACACAAAGACGGGCGAAAAGTTCTTTTCGGCTTCATTTAGCGAACCATACGTAGCCCAAGAACAAGCCCCAGCGCCAACAAACCCGCCCGTAATGCTTAACGACAATCTACCATTCTAAAAGTTATGCACATAAACGACATAGAATTACGCAATAAGTTGCGGCACGTCTTAAAGTCGAAAACACGTAACCAAATAGCCGAGGAAATCAAAGAAAAGACGGGTAAGTTTCACCCCTTTCAAATACAAAATTTCCTAGATGGCAAAGACGTTTCATTGTCCACGGCGGTAAAGCTAGACGAGTATCTAATTAGACACGAACTTTAAACGCTTAACTACTACTACAAGCCCCTTAATTGGGGCTTTTTTGTTGAAAAATTATTGAAACACGAATACAAAAACCTATACTTTTGACCTATGGAATTACTAATATATGTTTCGTTAGCGTGGTGGCTTGTCAATTTCGAGCCTTTACAGCTACTTTTGGACGCTATCTTTAGCCGTATACCAATTAACAACCTTACAATAGCTATACACGCCGCTTTCGGGTGTCCTAAGTGCGTAGGCTTTTGGGTAAGTTGGGCTTTAACTGGTGAATTTTTAACGGCTACGCTTATAAGTTTAACCGCACATGCTATTGACCTATGCTTACAGAAACTCAGCAACTAGAAGTAGGCAAATTGCTCGAACAACTTACGCCCACGCGTCTAAGTAAAATGCACCTGAAAAAGCTGCAAAAGATAAAGAACGCCGTAACTGGCCAAAATGACAACCGTTGTTTATGCGCTGCTTCGGATCGCGTTAACTATTATAATGAGTTCCTTGTCTGGTATCAAAAGAACGCTTGACGCGTACATAACCGCGAATTACGACGAAGTTAGGGCCTACACTAACCATATGCTAACGCGTTTACGCCACCATAAAAAGCTAGAACTTATAATGGTGAAGGCCGACACCATAATAAACAACGCATATTTACACGTTGCAAGCTTAGAAGACCACGAAGCCGACGAAAACAAGGTAAAAAGCTACCTACTTAATACAATCAAAATGCAGGTTTGGTGGCCTACGTCGGTAAGCCGCAAACAAGACGAGGTGTATAGCCAAGAATACGTAGCAAAAGACGAACCCAACGACACCGAAATAGAGCATAAGGTCAAAATCGAAGAACTTATAAACCTACGCAAAGCCTGCATAGCAATTTACTTGGACGAATTGGTTAGCCCCGTGGAAAAAAGGATAGCCGAGGCGTATTTTGAACACCGCCGTCAAACCTCTAGGGAAATGGCCGAGTTCTTCGACATACCCCGCACGTCGGCTTACTACATGATAAAGGCTATGAAACAAAGAATAAAAGAAATCGAATATAGTTATAGAAATGGAAAAGACCAATAAGATAGCCGCGGGCATAGTCGTTATGTCAATAGGTACGTTAATAGCCCTATGCGAATACCGACACGCTTTGTTTTTAACGGGGTGCTTTATTGCTTTGAGCGGCATAGGAATTATAGTAGAAACCATAGAAAAAGACGAAAGATGAGAATTAAAGAAGAATACAAAGGCAAAACAATCATTATTTACGATAGTGTCCTAGGCGAACGCCGAGTAGAAGTAGACAAAATAGACCCTAAGCGCTTTGCTTACTACACCACTATAGGCCTAGGTTACCTATTCGACAAGTCACCAAAGGAATTGCTTTACCTAGGCATTGAACATGAAGTAGCGCAAGCTGACGCAGTCGAAGAACCTAAGCCAGTTGTTAAACGCACTAGAAAAAGACGAAAAAATGCCCCAGCCAATTAAAGGAGAAGGTAAAGACAAGTACCTAGAACGTTGCATGGCCGCCGAAGAAAGTGTGAATAGCTTTCCAGACGAAAGCCAACGTTACGCAGTCTGCAATAGAGTATGGGAAACGCACAAACGCGAAGCCCTAACCCGTTACGTTAAGTCACTAAACAAAAAGTAAATGGCTTTTTATCTTATAGACATGGGCGCAAACATGACACACATAGGCCACGCCGTAGAAGTCGAACTAAGAAAAGACGGAAACCACCTAATTATTTACTTAACAGACATGCCGAACCTACTATGCGTAGAAGAACTAACCGAAGACCAATTTTTAGACCACTATAAAAACACGAAACCAAATGGGAAAGCATAAGTACATAGAAACACCAGAAAAGCTATGGGAAATGTTTAAGGAATACGCAACCCACGTAAAGACGAACCCTAGAACAATAGACAAAGCACTACAAAGCGGTAAGGTAGTACAAGAAAAGCTAGAAGTACCCCTAACAATGGAAGGCTTCGAAATTTGGTGTATTGAAAATTACAGCGACTGCCATCATTATTTCGATAATACTGACGGGCGATATTCCGAATATGGGACAATCACTACGCGTATTAAGAAGGCAATACGACGCGACCAAATAGAAGGTGGCATGGTTGGCCAATACAACCCGTCAATAACTCAGCGTTTGAACAACCTAACCGAAAAGACGGACGTAACCAGCAACGGCGAAAACATAAACGAAATAAAAATTTCAATTATTAGACCCGACACCAAAGAACTAGAGTAATGGATCTCAAGTCAACAATAGTTTTTGAACGGAATTACGACGCGCTTTACAACAATGAGGCGCGTTTTATTATTAACGAGGGTGGCAGCCGTTCAAGTAAGACGTACAGCCTTTGCCAGCTTATAATGGTGTATTGCTTACAGAATAACGGCGTAGTAGTTTCTATTATTAGAAAAACTTTGAACGCTTTGAAGTCAACGGCAATGCGTGACTTTTTCGACGTACTTAAGGAAAGCGGAATTTACGAAAAGGCTAGCCATAACATGTCCGCAAATACCTACACGTTTCCAAATGGTGCTATGGTAGAGTTCTTTTCGGTAGATGATGAGCAGAAAATACGCGGTAGAAAAAGGGCCTTGGCGTGGTGCAACGAGGCAAACGAACTATTCCATGAAGACTTTTTGCAGTTAAACATGCGTACCGAGTTCAAAATGATTTTTGATTATAACCCGAGTGACTCGAATAGCTGGCTTTACGAACTACCAAAAGACGAAAGCGTACTAATTAAGTCCACGTACCGCGACAACCCGTTTTTACCTGACAGCATCAAACGCCAAATAGAAGACCTCAAAAGAACAGACGAAGCGCTGTACCAAATTTACGCGCTAGGCGAACACGCAATATCTAAAGCCAATATCTATTCAAACTGGACGTTCTTACCCCACAGACCCGCACGCTTCACACAATTTGTTTACGGGCTAGACTTTGGTTACAATCACCCCACCGCTTTAATGCGTATTTACTGGCACGAAAAAGACATATTCATAGAACCAGTAATATACGAAAGCTACCTAACGACCTCGAACCTTATAGACCGCATGGCCTCGCTAGACGTCGAAAAGGAAACCGAAATAATAGCCGACTATGCCCGCCCCGAAATTATAGCCGAAATGAACAACGCGGGTTACAACGTCCTAAACGCAAACAAGGTGGTGAAAAAGGGTATCGACAACATTAAGACCTTCGGCGTGTTTGCTCTAGCCGACAAGAACCTAGAAAAGGAATACCAAAATTACAAATGGAAAAAGATAGGCGACACAATCACGGACGAACCTGTTAAGCTATTCGACGACGCAATGGATGCCGTTAGGTACGCGACTACCTACATTAAAGGGCAATACTTTACCGACGACGCCTATTTCGCGTTCTAAATTAACACGGACTAGAATTTTAATATAGTTATGGCACAAACTACAATAGCAAGACCCCAAAGCTTTACACCAGCTTATAACCCCGTTAAGTACATTATAGACAGTACAAACAAGAACAACACGGGTTTCAAATACATTTTCGACGTATACAACGGCGCAACCCAAATAGGCCGCTTTAAAACCCTGCCAACCTTCGGCACGGGCTATGGTGAAGTGGATCTATCTAAGTTCCTAAGCTCTTACGTAAGCTGGGACTTTGACCCGAACGTAACACTTGACTACGACGCGGCAAATAGTTACTACCAATACCAGATAAAGACGGGCGAAGAATACCTAGCCGAATTTAGCTACACGTCGGCCCTAACCAACTCGGCGGGCTTTGTACGCGTAAACGTAACTAACACCTTTGCAATAGGCGACCAAATAAACATAACACAAGCGGACGGCGGTACGGCTAACCCTCTAGTCGAAGGATTGCACTCAGTTACCAACGCTTCGGCTACATGGTTCGAAATTGGCGTGGCATGGTCTAGCGTAACAGATGCGAACATAGACGGGGTGGTAACCTATGCCGACAACCGCAAAGTAGCAACCTACGACGTGCAAACGCTAGCTAGCAGCAACGTGTTCAATGGGGCTAGACGCTGGACTGAGTTTGTATATTGGAACGCTGACGAATACAACCTAAACGACCCGACGAAATACTGGCTAACAAATCAACCGCTTACAAACTTTAGCTGCACAATAGCGCAAGACCTTTGGTTAAACGCACGCGCAAGGGTAGGCAAAAAGATAGTATTTGAAAACTCGAACGGGGATTTATTCAGCAAAACCATAGTAGCAAATTCAACCATTCAGCAAATTGCAGTAGGACCGAATAACCACGGAACACTAACGCCCGCCGTTGGTACTTTGCCACTAGTCAAAGAAGATACAACCTATTACGACTTTTGGTTTGAAGACGGAACACAAAAGAGCCGCAAGTATAGAGTAGACATAGACCGCCGTATTCAAATTAGCGAGTACGACGTGGTCTTTTTGGATCGCATGGGCAGCTATTCCAGCTTTGCTTTTCAACTTAAGTCTTACGAACGTGGCGAAGTGTCACGCGAAGAATACAACCAAGACGTTACAGGCTTTGTAAGCGGTGGCCAATGGTCGTACAACTACGAAGAATTTGGCTATTCTACTATAAACCTAAACGCCGTAAAGACGCTAGAATTAAATTCTAACTGGATGAGCCAAGACATGGCAACTTACTTCGAAGAATTGGTAACTAGCCCGCAATGCTTTTTAAAAGTTGTGCAGTACGTAACCACCGAAGACGGCGAACTATTGCTAGACGAAGACGGATGCCTAGTACATATTGCCGAAAGTACAATGTACGTGCCTATAATTGTGGCAACGAATAGTTATGAAGTATTCAACCAACGCAATAAAAACCTAATGAAGCAAACAATAGTTGTCAAGCTTGCAAATAACGACGCAATCAATGGTTAAGATAGTATTACAAACTGGCGTGCTAGACGTACGCCCCGACGTTAATTTTCCGCTTACGTTTTCAGTTGGTGAAATTAGAGACATAACAAAGCGAACGGGTACGTTTTCCAAGACCATTGTACTACCCGCCACGGACAACAATAACCAGCTACTCAATCACTACTACGACGTAAACATTCAGGCGGGAACGTTTGACATTACGCAGCTTACACGTTGTCAGGTCCTACAAAATGACGTAATCATTTTAGAAGACGCAATCTTACAATTAGTAGCCGTCAATAAATACCAAACCACGGACGCCTACGAACAAGTTGCTAACTACGAAGTCTTAATAAAAGACACCAAAGCGGAACTATTCACGGCAATTACAAACGCCGAACTTACAGACATAGACTTTAGCGACTTAAACCATTACGCGGTTAGCTCTAGTATTATTTCGACGTACTCATTCACGCAAGCCAACGGCTACAAATACGTGTTACCTTACGACAACGACAACCTATACAACGTTCGCCAACTTAAGCCTGCTATCTACGCAAAGACGTACTTTGATCGCATCTTTGCAAATGCAGGTTTTACGTACACTTGGGCGGACCTACAAGCGGCACGCTTTGACAAGTTGTTAATTCCATACAACGGTGACGAAAATCAAATAGACTGGACGGACTACAAGGTTATTGCTAGCAATTCGTGGACAACCACACAAACCAATTCGGTAGGTAACTTCTTTACATTTCAAGAAACGCTTACGGGATGGACTGAGCAACTAGATACGCAAAGTATTTTTAACCCAACGACGGGCCAATACACCGCACCAACTAACACCGACCCCGCAGCTTCGCAAGGCTACGAATTTAACATTACAATACAATACGAAGTAGTTTTCGACAACACTAGCGCATTGCCAGTTAGGGCGTATCTAAACGGCGCAACGCAAGACGTAGTGTTTTACCCGTTTGTCAAAGCTTTAAACCCATCGGGCCAAGGCACAATAGGTTCGCTTACGCCTATTACAATAGACGCGCCGCTAGCTTCGGGGGCTAACATATTCGGAACTTATGCCAACCTTGTAATAACAAGCCCAACTGGCTACATAAACACGGGCGACATTTTAACTATGGTTACTGGCATCTTGTCTACGAACTGGCAGAACGGCGGCACTAAGTGGCGAACCACTACCACGAACGCCCTTTCAACTGTCAACGTTAATCTAGACATCCTAGACATTCAAGTGCAAATAATGCCGAATAGCAACACCCAACCTATTGGCGGGTTTGTTACAATGAACCAATACGTCCCGCAAAAGATAAAGCAAAGCGACTTTGTAAAGTCAATATTTACAATGTACAACCTATTTGCGGATGTAGACCCAGAACAACCGAACAATATAATACTAACACACCGCGACAAATACTACGACAACGGCGCAAAAAAGGACTGGACAAAGAAACTAGCCAAAGACCGCGAACAAAATCTAGAGTTCCTGCCCGACGTTACAAACAAGCGCCTAATCTTAACTTATAAACAAGACACCGATAGCGCAAACCAGTTGTATTTTGACACCACCCGCGAAATTTACGGGCAACTTGAATACATTTTTAATTCGGAATACGTTAAAGACATAGACACTAAGGAACTAATCTTTAGCCCTACGCCCATAACGTCTACTACATTCGGTGCAATTGTGCCAATGATTGACGGCCAAACGCCTAAGACGGGGTTAAGAATACTTTACGACGGAGGCGAACAACCTTGTGGCTCTTACGATCTAATTGACGGCGGTGTAACTGGAACTTATGGGGTAACTACCTACCCAGCTATTACGCACTTCGACAACGCAAATACGCCTAGCTTCGACTTGAACTTTGGTACGTGCGACTTTTACTACTACCAACCGCAAACGCTAACAAACAACAACCTATATAATCTATACTGGCGTCGTACAATTAACCAAATTAACGAGGGCAAAATGCTTACCGCGTTTTTCTACTTGCGAGAAAACGACATACATAGCTTAAAGCTTAACGACAAAATCCGCATAGACAATTCGTGGTGGAATATCAATAAGGTAATAGACTACAACGCAAACACGGACGGCCTAACAAAAGTCGAACTTATAAGCGTGGATAGCGAACAAGAGCTAGCGCCGTTTATTACCAACACGGGCAACCCTGCGCCTAGCGTTACCACACAAGTGGCTTTGTCGTCTGTAATGCAGTCGCGCATGGCTTCTGGTAACCTAATCTTAGAGGGTGCAAACGTAGCGGTATACGGAACGCGTAACACAATAGCGCAAGGCGTGCGAGGTGTCGTTATTGGCGACGACCAAACACTAAACGAAGACGGAATTATAACGCCTAGAATTAACGGCATAGCGACGCAAAGAGGCGCGTATATAGCTAACCTCACCCAAGTCGGAACGGCTGCGCCTACGGACCTTATTTTAGCTGACAACTTAGGTTTAATAACATGGTCTAGAACCGCACAAGGGCAATACAAAGGCGTGCCTTTAGTTCCTTTCGACTTTCAAAGTACGTATGTCATGATTAATAGTAACGAACATGACCACCTTTGTAGTGCGTACATAAACACGGACGGGGACGTTATTGTAAAAACTACCAACACTTCGAACCACCAGCATAACGACGACATACTAAACAACACAACTCTAGAAATTCGAACCTACTAAAAAGGTAATATAGTTATGAATGAAGTACAAATCCCTTTAAAACTTACGGGCATTGCTGCTATTAAAGCCGAACTTAAAGCGGTTAAGAGCGAAATAGCTAACGCAACAGATCCCGAAACAATGACTAAGCTAGCCCAGAAAGCGGGTGAACTAGCCGACAAACTTAAAGACGTAAACGAACAAGTCGGCGTCTTTAACACGGGGTCAAAATTCGAGGCGGTAAGCAATTCATTCGGCATGATACAAGCCGACCTAGCTAGCCTAGACTTTGAGGGCGCAAGCGAAAAAGCAAAGGTATTCAGCAAGGCTTTGGGTGGCGTAGGTAAAGCGGAAATAAGCGGTGCGATTAAAGGCATAACTAGCACGGTAAAAACGTTAGGCGGGGCCTTTGTAAGACTAGGCGCTCAAATTCTAGCAAACCCCTTATTTCTACTCGCTGCAATTATAGCGGGTTTGGTTATTGCCTTCGTTACGTTCCTAGCAAAAATAGGCGCACTAGAAAAAGCATTTAATTTATTAATGGCGCCTATAAACGCTATTATAAACGGGTTCAAAAAGCTAACTGATGAGATGGGGTTAACCAATTTCAAAGCCGAAGAACACGCTAAAGTTATGGAAAAGACTAACGAACGCGCCGCCGTAAGTTCTAAACAACGCGCCGAGAAAGTTAGTGACGCATACGACATAGAAATAGCCAAAGCAAAGGCAGCGGGTAAAGATACCACGGACCTAGAAATAGCAAAGTCGAAAGCAATAAGCAAAGAAAGCCAAACACGTTTAAGTGACCAGCAAAAGGAATACGCATTTTTACAAAAGATAGCATCTAAGGACAACCTAGAACGCCGTAAAAAACTACGCGAACAAATTGCCGCTGAAAAAAAGATACTAAGCGAGGGCCGAAAAGAACGCCAATTGCTAGAAATTCAAGACGCAGCCGAACAAGAACAAAAGGACAAAGAGGCTAAAGAAAAACGTATCGAAAGACAAAAGACATACGAAAAAAATAGGCTAGACGCAGCGCGTACTATTAAAGATATTGAACTTAGTTTAATTGCTGACGAGGCAAAACGCGAAGAAGAAATAACTAAAGAAAAGTACAAGCGCCTAATTGAAGACGTAAAGAAAAACGAAAACCTTACGGGCAAAGAAAAAGTCGAATTAACTAAGCTTTACGAAAGCCAACGTGTAGCCGAACTAGACGCAAGCGCAAAAACCATAGCAGAAAACGACGCTAAACACAAGGCGCAAATTAAAAAAGGTATAGACGACTTTTATAATCAAGAAGCCGAAAAGCAAGAAGAAATAGAAGAACAACTTTACCAGCTAGGATTAACCGCACAACAACGCGAACTAGAGGCCAATAAATACCACTACGAAGAACTTATAGCACAAGCCAAAAGATACGGTGCAGATGCTACCTTATTTGTAGAAGAACAAAAGAAAAAAGAAGCCGAAATAAATAAGAAGTACACCGAAGAAGAAAACGCCGAAAGCCTTAAGAAAATACAAGCCGCCCAAGCAGAACGCGACGCCAAACTAACTCTAGCTAGTGACGTGGTAAACGGAATAGGCGCGCTAGGTAACGCCTTTATTAAAGACCAAAAGAAACTAGAAAACTTTAACAAGGCTAGTGCATTGATCCAGATAGGCATTGATACGGCTAAGGCTATTTCGGCTCTAGTTGCTGCCTCGCAGTCAAACCCTTTTAACGGGGTTTCAGCGGGTGCGGCTGGTATTGCACAATTCGCCTCGGGTATCTTACAAATCACCACGAACATAGCCAAAGCAAAAACACTTCTTACAAACCCTAGCGGTACGGTAAGCGGTGGCGGTGGTGGTGGCGGTGTAAATGGCGGTGCAACTAGCGTAACGCCTATTACCCCAAGCGTTCAAATGTTCGGACAAGGCAACGACTTAAACACGGTAGGACAACCTAAGAGCGTAAACACGAACCAAAACATAGTAGTGCAAGCCATTGTAAGCGAAAGCGACATAACAAGCACTCAAACGAAAATTAATAAAATCAAACAAGGGTCTGAGTTATGACAAGTTACCAAGCACTAATAAACGAAATTGAAACGTTTTACAACAACCATGTACAAGTTAAAAAGGTTGGGTCGGACTTTCAAGAGCAGATGTTCAACTTTGCTACTAAGGACGAAAAATACCCTATTGTTTTTATAGTTCCCGTATCAGCTTTAGCCACCGAAAACACGAACGACTTTGTACTAGATATTTATTGCTTTGACATTATCCAAAAGGATCGCGCAAACATTAACGTAATTCTTAGCGACTGCCAGCAAATATTGTACGACTTGTTTACCTACTTTATCAATTCGACAAACTACGACTTTGACTTTGTAGATACGCCAACTTTCACGCCGTTAAACAACGACTTACTAGACTACGCCGCGGGGTGGGTTATGTCCGCAACTTTCTGTGTAAACAACTGGACAGACTGCGCCGTACCACTCAAACAAGAAGGCAACTAAATTTAATATTGTTATGAACCAAAAAATTAAGATTAGCCAACTACCCGCTAAGGGTTCAAACCTAGCCGCTGCCGACCTTTTAGAAATAGCGGAGTTCACGGGTACGGGTTACATTTCAAAGTCTATAACTGGCGCTGAAATTGCAGCGGGTGCAACTGCGGGCTTTGTCCCAGAAACACGCACGCTAACAATAAACGGAACAACCCAAGACCTTTCAGCAGATAGAACGTTTACCATTTCAACGGGCATAACAATAGGCACAACACTTATTACTTCAGGTACAGTCGGACGGGTATTATTCGAGGGAACGGGAAATGTAGTTCAGGAGAGTGCAAACTTGTTTTGGGATAACACTAATGGAAGGTTGGGGATTGGGACTAGTACGCCTGCGACAAAATTGCACATCAAAGCAGAAACCACATCTACATCAGCAATCATAATTGAAAATCCATCTTCAGGTTCAGCCTATTTACCAACAACAACCTATGTAACCGGTTTAAACCAAACAACAGCAGGTTCAAACAATGCATCATATTTATTAATGGTAGCAGGTCCCGGAAGCGGCATACCATCGGCAGGTCCTTATTTCCAATTAAATGGAAATTTACATACAGCTTTTGGTGGACAAAGGGGATATATTCAATTCACATCAGGTCAAGTTACAAGCCCAACAGGAAACGATGGTAAAATTGCATTTAATTGCGCATCTTCAGCAATTGATTTTAACACAGCGGGAACTAATAAGCTAAGCATACAAAACAACGGCAACGTCCTAATCAACACAACAACCGATGCAGGTTTCCGCTTAGACGTTAACGGAACTGCGAGGGTGCAGGATACACTGACTGTTGTTAAAAACCAAAATCTTGGTACTTCTTTAAATATTACTA